TGGACCCAAGCGTTTCCTGCTATCGTCATTCAACGCATCCAAGTCGTCCGCCATCGCCGACTTCTCATCGAAATTCTCGGTAGAGGTGATGTCGGAAGCGGCAAAAGCATACGCGAAACAGAGGTCACAAAATGGCTGATGTTTCAACTCGATTTCGGACGTTCCTGCTTACCGACACGACGATTGCGCAAATGGTCGGCGAACAGGTGCATCAGGGATTTGTGCCGGAAACCACAAAGGGCGATTACGTCTGGTTTTCGCGTTCCGCGATCGAGCCGTTGCGAGTCTTGGCGTCGGGAGCAATTGATCCGCTGTCGGTGCGGTTTGATGTCGAGGCGATCAGCGACGACTTGGACAGGGCACAGTCCTTGGCGGCTGCGATTCGAGCCAAGTGTGACGCCTATCGCGGCACGTTCGGAGACTCGACAACACAGGGGATATTTGTGGAGGATCACAACGACGATTACACGCCGCGCGGCGTGTTTAGTGATGATGTCTTACACGTCGCGTCGATGAGTGTCGAAATTTTCTAAGGAGGTAGGAAAATGGCATCGAAGTATATCGGACTCGGAGTGGTGATTCAGCTCGACCCGGCCGGCGCGACGTCGTTTGTCACGGTCGACTTGTGCGTTACGGGGACGCCACCGGCGAGGGAGCGTGAACTGGTGGATTTCACCACGCTGGATGCAACGCTGTCGGTCTACGAACCAGGGATTGAAAAGCACTCGGAATACACCTTCGATCATGTCTGGGATCCTGACGACACGAACCAGACTGCCATATACACATTGTTCGGAACGAAGGTCAAAGCGAACTGGAAAATCACATACACGGACACAACGCCGCAAACCTGGACGTTCTTGGGTTTTGTCTCGAAGGTTGAGACTCTGCCGATCGAGCACAACAAACCGCTGATGCGGCGAATCACTATTCAGCGAACCGGGTCGATTACGGTGGCATAATGTTGACGGCGAGTGAATTACGGGAGCAGTTCGCATCAGCGAGAAGGACGATCGTTGTCACTGTTGACGGGTTTGGCGATGTTGCGCTGCGGCAATTGCTTGTCGACGACTCGCTGGCAATTGCCGCCAGTGCGTCCCGGTTTGCCAATGCGCAGAAGCCAGAAGAGATGGTGACATTCTGGATCGAGCTGCTTGCCAAGTGCATCGTCGATGAAAAGGGCGACAAGGTGTTCGACGATCAGGAAGGCCGCGAGATACTGCGTGGCCTGCGCCTTGATCGCTTGACGGTGCTGGGAAATGCGGCCGTCGAACTTAACGGCATGGATGAAAAAAAAAGCTAACGGAGGATGAAAAACTAGTTTTCAAGCTCTGTCTGGCGTTTGAGATCCTGGACCCGTCGTGGCTGTCCCAGGCTATGCCTTATGAGCTGCTAATGCGATGGAGGCAATTCTACGATGCGGCCCCTTGGGGCGGTGATGTTGAGGACTGCCGGGCAGAAGTGAATCGCATCCGATGGCTGCTGGCAGAGTACGGAGACGAATCGGCAGAACTGCCGGAATGGCAATGGCCATACGGGAAAAAGGAACAGAGAGATCCGCGGGAAATCATCAAGGACATGCGAGAACGGGAATTGCGCCGCCGCGAGGAGCTGAAGCGAAACAATGCCAACGGGAACAGTAGCACGGCTATCGACGCAACTGCTATGCAATCCGACGCAGATGATATCCGGCTTTGGTCAGGCCCAGGCGGCGATCCAGGCGTTTGCGGCATCGACTAATGGAATGCTGGGCACGTTGACCGCGCTCGCCGGCACGCTTGGAACTGGCGGATTCGTTGGATTTGGGCTGAAGCTGGCCGCAAATTTGGAGCAGGCAGCGGTCGGATTCGAGGTGATGACCGGCTCGGCCACGATCGCCAGGGATCTGATGAACGATCTCCGCGCCTTCGCGGACGTGACGCCGTTCCAGTTCGGCGATCTCGAAAAGGCCGCAGGTCAGTTGCTCGCAGCGAATGTTGCCGCAAATGACATATTGCCGACGCTTGCGACACTCGGAGACTTATCGCGTGGATCGGCGGAGCGACTGGGTCTCATTGCGAAAGCCTACACAGACGTTGCAAACAAAGGCCGGCTTCAAGGGCAAGAGATTCGGCAGTTTGCGGAGAATGGCATCGGCATCGCCGGCCAGCTGGCGAAGATGTTTGGTCTTACAACCGCAGAAATTATCAAGATGTCCGAAGAGGGGAAGATTGGTTTTGCCGACGTGCAGCGAGCGCTGATTGCGATGCGATCCGAAGGCGGGCGATTCTTTGGGATGATGGAGCGGCAATCGCAAACGCTCGAAGGCCGCTGGTCGACGTTAGTTGATACGGCAAAGAGGCTTGCGGTGGAAGTCGGCGAGCGCTTAATGCCAGCGGCAAAGCGGGTGGTGGAGTGGCTTGTCGCGATGACCAATAGTGCCAGGTCATTGTCGCAGACACTTGGTAGCAATAGCATCAAGATCGTCGCATTCGCTGTGGCGTGGGCCGGCACCATTGCTGTCGGCGTCCGAATCGTGAAGATGATCGGCAGTATTGTCGGCGCAATGCGGGCCTTGGCGGGAGCCCAAACGCTGGTGCAGGCATTGTCGGGGCCTCGTGGATGGGCGACGGTTGCCGCGGGGCTGGTCGCAGCCGTGGCCGCGGCGAAAGCCGTCGATGCGGCATTCGCTCCGATAAATAACACGCTCAAGCAGACGTCGGAAATTGCCGCCAAGGCAGAGGCAGAAGTACAGCGGCTTGTTGGCGACTTGCCAAAATTAGGTGCTGGCGTCGAGGCGGAACGGTCGGCTGCCGCAATGGAGAAGCAAGCGGAGGCCGTCGAGAAATACCACAAATCGTTGCAGAATCGCGCAGACTCAATTCGCGAGTCACTTCGCAATCCGGTCGAGATCATGGCGGACACAATCCGCGAGTTGAAGCAATTATCGCTGCATGGAATTGTTGACCATAACACGCTGTCGCGAGGAATCGAAAAGGCCAAGGACGACCTGCGGAACGCCATTAAGAACATGTCGGCCGAGCAGATTGCACTCGGGATCGACTTATCGCAAATCAAGGAACTTGGCACACCGCAGCTCGTTGCGGACGCCGAGGAAATGCTGCGAAACATCCGCGAAGCAAGTGCGGAAGTTAAGGCATTAGAGGTGCCGCAAGGTGTCGGTGCGGCAGTCCGCGGAACAACGGCGGGATTTTCAGCGGTGCTAGAAGGGCATAGGACTTTGACTGCATTGACTGAACAGCGTCAGCAGCAAGAGCGGCAGGCCAAGCTGCAAGAAAATGCGAATGGATTGCTTCAGAAAATCATCGACGCATTGCAGGCGAAGAAGGATAAGGTTGAGCTGGAGGTCGCCGGCATCTAATGGCATTCTCATCACGCCAACTCGAATACGCTGGACCAAGCGGCAAACTCACCGCTAAGGGTGCCGAGTATACCAAGCGATATCGCTACGTCATGACCGACGCGAATGATGGTCCGGTGACGATCTTCAATCACCTGAAGACCGCCGGGCCGTATTTCGGTAGCTACTACGAGAATGGCAACGATACCGATTTGACGTCCTTCGTCGATTCAATCGATGCACCACAGCACGTTACCGGCTCGCCGCTGCATTGGACTGTCGATATCCACTACAAGCCGCGCACGACGGACAGCAAGACGAAACCAGATATCAATGGCGATCCAACAACGTTGCCGTGGAGCTGGCGGCCGGAAATCTGGACGTCATTTGCAACGTACCAGGGCCCCGTCGAAACGGCGGTTTACCTTGGTGGATTCACGCACAATCCAGTTCTGGTGAATGTGAACGACGAAGTCGTGCCAATGAATTCGGCGATTGAGGCGTTCGATCCGCCAATGGAGAAGGACAAATCCCGCCAGGTGATTCGGATCAGGTCATGGTGTACGTATTTTTCACTCGACGAAGTGCGGAAGTACATCGACACGATCAACAGTGTAAAGTTGGGCACGCTTCCGGGGCTCGTGACGATTGTCAACGGCACGGCATTCGGGGTGTACGGAACATGGGACAAGTACACGCTGAAAGTGCATAACATCCAGGAGTCGCCAAAACGGGACTCGTTTGAGGTTGCAGGCACGCGGTATACAGTGGATTATTTCGAGGTCGAAGTAGAGTTGCATTGGCGGCGAGACGGATGGCGTGAGGCTGTTTCAGATCGCGGCATAAGCCGGCATGTGTTCCCTGGCGGCCCCGACGGTCGAGGCGGAACATTCTCGCAAACCGACTTCCCGGCCGGGGTGCCTGGTGTGGCCGCTATTCTGGATGCCAACTTACAGCCGATCGCGCATCCGGTTCCGCTCGATGGCGCCGGCCAGCCATTAGCAGCCGGCCAGCCGCATAAATTCATCACGTACGGGCTTTATCCCGAGATCGACCCGACATACTCACCGCACATCAGTTGTGCTCTAGAGAAGAGGTGACGCATGGGACGCATTGACGATGACATTTACGTTGCTGGGCACTTCAAGTCGGACACAATGACGGTGCCGGCTTCGGCGGTGACGAACGCCTCGATCGCTGCCGACGCCGACATTGATCGCGACAAACTGGAGCAGACTGTGCTGGCGGAATATCCGGTCAACCTCGTGCATTTCCGCGTGTGGGATGCGATGCAAACGAACCTCCCCGGCACGTCGGCCTCGGATGATCTCGGATTGATTGGCGGCACATTTGCTACAGCGTCACCGATGATCCAGACGTACGACGTCAAGGCCGCTGGGGCGCAAACGCTGCGGGCACGTATTGTGCTGGAGCTGCCGATCGAGTACGACGCCGGCGAGACGGTGCAAATTCGCGTTCGCGGCGGCATGATAACGACCGTTGCCGACAATAGCTGCACGGTGGATATCGAGGCGTGCAAGCTCGACGAAGATGGTGCCGTTGGGGCGGATATTTGCACGACGGCAGCACAGTCGATCAATTCGCTAACCAAGGCCGACAAAGATTTCACGATCACGCCAACGTCGCTCAATCCTGGCGATCAGCTCGACGTGCGCGTGTCGGTGGCAGTCAACGACGCTGCAACGGCGACGACGGTAAAGGCGGCATTAAGCAAGATTTCGCTACTTTGCGATGCAAGAGGATAGGATCTCGTGGCTGACGGGTATTTGCTGAACAAGCAGGCCATCGACACCCTGCGGCGCGATCACCGCCTATTGCAGAATCAAATCAAGAATCTGCAGCGTCAATTGAGAAGCTACCATCGCAGTTCCTGCTTTGGCCGCCAGGTGTACGTCGCGATAACCGGGACGTCGACAAAGTATCCGACCTATCCGACCAGCAGTGCATCGTCGAATACGTTTCCATGTCTGTTGCAGCGGTGGACTTATACCGAAGCTGTCGGCAATCAAACACTCACCGCGTCCACCGACACTATCCCGATATTGGCACGAACATACGAGGGCGACTATGTCGACGAGGGAACGCAGGTCGTCGTAGAGAAGCAACCCGGCGTCGGCGGTCGGCGGTGGTGGATTCGCAGCAGCGATGCGGCGACGATAATCCCGGCGAGGGTTTATAGCGCCGGCTCGCTCGCCAGTGGCAATACCTGCCAGGCGGAAACGGGCAGCGTCACGTACACGGAGACGGTCGGCCGCCAGACAATGACATTCACGGCCGACTCGCCGCAATCGCTGATCTATGTCCACGAAATGAATGGGCCGCCATTTCGCGTCAACGATCTGATCTTTGTCCGTTCAATCAACGGCAAATATTACTGCATAAAGACGAAAGCCAAGACGCGACTGAAGGCACAGATTACGGAGGTGCTCGGCATCGCACCGATGGGCAGCGGAACCGTGCGGATCGTGCAAAGCAACGCATTCACGCAGCGAACAGAAACGGCGTACTGGAACTGGATGATGGGGAATCAGACGCTTACCAATTTGCCGTATGGACTCGACGTGA